ATTTTAGAAGCATACGCATTTGCATACGCACTAGGATAAACTTTAAATTTACGTTTCGCAGCATTTTTCCCCCTTGCACATAATTTAGTCATTGTTAATCTTCCTATATCCCCAACGATTTTCAGAAACATCCCAAATACCTTTCATAGCATCTGGTATTTTTATAAAAAAGTTAGAAAACTTTACAATATTTTTAGTTAATAACATAGCTCCTCCTTTAAAAATATTTATTCATTACTGTTATTAAATCTTCATACTTAGCAACTTCTTCAAGTTCTTTTTCAATCTCACTTACTATATCTCCATGTTCACCTATACCTCTAGGATTATTTAATAACACTTCAACATTAGCAATATGTTTTTTAATATGACCATCTGCATGAGCTAAAAAAGCTTCTTTTAATTTGTATTTCATTTTATTTAGCTAAGTTATAGGTCATATCTAAATTAGTAGGGTCATCAACTTTCATCATTACTTGGTCATCAAATAATAATAATAGTCGTACACCTTTATAATAAAGTTTTTGACCTGCATGTCTAGCATAACAAACGTAGTCTCCTACATCACACCATTTACCATTTGGAAATTTATCTTTATCTTCATAAGCTAAATCACCTACTGATAAAACTTTACCTACTGTTGTTAGATAAGCCACATCATCTTTAACTGAATCAGGTAGTAATAGACCACCTTTAGTTTTACTCTTTACCGAAACAGGGCGAACCAATATGTGGTAGCCAGGCAAGTTAGGTAAAACTTCTGGGTCAGGTTTTTCTGCATCTTCAATCCAATCATTATTCTTAATAGCATTTTCTAATTTAGGTGTTCTCATCATCATCTCCATCAATCATATTTTTATAAACATTTTTAGTTATAGCTATAGCCATATTCAATCCAGTAATTGAACCTACCATTTGTTGATAACGAGGATAGTCTTCACAATTACCATCCCCTAATGATTTTTGAATTTGACTTACTTCCAGATTTAATTCCTTCTCAATCTCGGAAATAATTTTATGTATCATAGTTATTATTTAACTTTATAACTATCAGGTGGGTCTTGTCTAAGTATACCTTTTTTAGCACGAACTGAATATTCAGTGCTAGATATTTTAGACCAGTCACCATAACCTTTACCTTGTTTAGGTCCTTTAATCATTTCACTCATTAGTCTTCTCCTTTCATTTCTTCTTTAGCTAAGTCACCAAGAGTTTTAATTGCTTGACCTGCAATTTTAGACTGACGATTCTTTTCACCTTCAGTTCTCTTAACTGCTATTTGAGCACCATCTTTTAAAGCTTTAATACCTTGGTCTTCTTCTTTAATAGTTAGTTCTCTTTGTTTAACAGCTAAGTTTGCAGCTTCTTGTAGAGCCTCAAGACCAAGTTTCTCTGACTCAATCTCTAATCTCTTTTTCTCAAGCTCAACCATTTGTTGTTCAGGTGTTTCCGTTTTACCCATTACTTGGTTGGCTTGTGAAATCTGTTGTGCAGCTTGAGCCTGAACTTGTTGTAATGTTGCAGGGTCAGTAGCCACTCCTGATACCATTCCATTAATTTGTTCTTGGTATCTCATAATCATATGTTCTTTTATATTTGCTTCAAGTATTGGTTGTACTTTTTGCATAATAGGACTACCACCATTCATTGGGTCAGTTAAATAAGCAGACTTAACTGTAACATGAGCCATGTGGTCTTGTCCAGGGAATGCAGCTATTGGCATACCTTTTACTGCTGCCTGTATATCTGATACAGGGTCAAGTGCTTGTGGCTGTGGTTGTGGTGGAAGTATAGCTTCCAAGTTAGGCATGTTTGCAGCTTGTAATATTGTTCTATGCAATGCCTGTATATTATAAGTTCCTGGTGGTGCTTGACTGGCTAACTGAAGAGCCAACTGTGAAAGCATTAATCTATGAGCACTTGAAGGTATATTAGGGTCACTTACAGGAATGACATCTATCTTACCATCAAAGTCCATCTTTAATATGGTTGGACTTGCACCAGGAACCTCGTAAGGATATGAGTCAGGTAAAGACTCAAAGTTTATTCTTGCTAATATTTTAAATTCTTCTTTTTGTGAATAATGTAATCGTTTATGTATTGCACTAAAAAATTTACTTGAAGCTTCTAACAATGCCATAGTTGTTCCAACTGGACCATAGTTAGTTGAATCATTAATTACTTGTTCTGTACTATCAGCAAACTTCTGACCTGCACCTGCAACAAAACCTAACATCTGATATAATGTACTAGAAGGTTCTTTATAAGGTAGAGGTACAATTGCTCTAGCTAAATCTACACCTGTAGCTTCTACATCTCTAAACTCACCAGGAGATAGAGGCTCATTATCACCTACAACTTTAACACCTTTAGCTTTAAATCCTGCAGGTAATGTTGCAAACTGTCCTGAGTCAACTAAGTTTCTCATAGCTGCAGTTGCAGTCATTGTAAGATTACCTAAGAAATGTATTAAACCTAAACCATAAAAACCAAAACCTGGAACAAATTTATAATGTGTAAAGAACATTTTCTTTTGTTTAGTAGGGTCATCTTCATTATAGTTTCTTCTAATAGATAAAACTTTTTTTGAACTTTCTTCAACTGTAACAATATAAGGTAAACCAATACCACTATTATCTAAATCTAAATAACAATGTTGTTCTAATAAAACGTACTGAGGGTCAGAGTCAGCAGGTATAGATGTACCCATAATCTCGTCAACTTTCATTGACATTGACGTTTGTTCTATTGGTTGTGCTTCAGGTAATTCAATATCTTCATAAACACCTGCATCAATTTCTTTAGCTAAGTCATTTGGATTACGTAATATAACATGTGTATATCTATCTGCCTTCATTAAATCTGAAGCATGATAAGATACATAAAACTGGTCAATAGGTACAAACTCTGAACATGGTCTGTCTAATGATGAGTCATAATAAATCTTTTTAAATGCTGAACCAATAATAGGTAAGTGAAACAACATTCTTTCAAACTCATGAAAGTATTCAGGCATCATATCAGTTAGCTGATAATTCATAAACTGTTTTACACGAGATGCTTGTAATTGTTTTTCTACAGTCTCAGTTCCAATTATCTGAGCCATTACTGGTCCACCTGCAGGAAATAATTCTTGAGAAGCTTTAGATTGAAACTTCACTGCTGACTCTATTAAGAGTGGATGAACTGCAGTACATGCACCTTCAAATGGTTCTGAAGTTTCTTTTAGTTTTAGTCCTAGTAAATCAAAACCTCTTTGAAAAGTTTCTTCCCATTCTTGTCTTGATTCTTTATCTGATTGATACTTTTCATAAACATCTGCACCAATCTCTTGTAATTGTTCTTCATCAATAATTGGAACTAAATTATCATAGTGTCCACCTGGCATACCTTCCTCAGGCATAATAGCAGGGTTACCCAATAGGTCAACTACTGCTGAACCATCTTCCATCATAGCTACACTTTCATCAGGAAGTATTTCTTGATTCTCTGTTTCTATTTCTTCTACTTCATTCTCAGTATCAGAATTTATCTTATCAAAGGGGTTTTTTTCAGTTGGCATAAATTTTCTTTCACAGTTATTATTCTAATATTATATACTTAAAACTTCCAGTATGCAACCCTTTTTTTTCTTTCATAACCTTCTTCATAATCAGGGTCATCTGGATGAGTTAAATTCCATGATTCTTTCATGTAGTGTATTGCCATAGTCATTGCGTCTACTTGGTCATCATGTCGTGCATTTGGAAATGTAATTGCTTCACCATATAAGTCGTCACTCCATTCATGACCTTTAGGTAACCATACACGTCCTGCTTCCATCATTGGTGTAGCTGCATACACTCTAGCAGTCTTATCTCTATCAGGAATATAATCAAGAACAGGTAAACCTGCACGTCTTAAATCTTGTATTAATGATTGTCCACTTGCTTTCTTCTCAATGATACACACATCAGGTTTATGATAATCATATAACTCTTGTGCCTTCATTCTTAATGCTGGATAATCAAATCTACCTTTTTCATTTCCTAATAGTATTAAGTTAGATACCCAGTTCTCTCTTCCTGTTGAATCAGTCTCCATATGTTCAAAGATACCCCAGGTTTGTATTACACTAAAATCTGCTGTAGTTTTCGTAGAAAATGCAGTATCATATGTTTGTATTATATAGTCACATGCAGGTGGCTCATCATAATCCCACCACTGAATCCACTTCTTTTTAATTATACCACCTGTATCTGGCACAGGATTCTGCATGTAGAGAGACTCCCAATATCGTGAGCCATTACTTGCCTTTATCTCTTCTTCATCATTCTTGAGTATTTCACTTGGCTTCCACTCAGGAAAATAACTTGAGCCTATTGGTAAGTTCAGCAATTTACTTGAGGGTTCGTCCACCCATGCAGGTATCTTTATTACTTCCCATTTATTTTCTAATTCTACTTGTGATTCTTGTCGTAATAACCAACCACATAAATCGTCTTCATGATAACGTGTATTGATAATTACAATTGAACCATTAGGCATGATACGAGTTCTTAAACCTGAAGGGTACCATTCCTTTACATATCGTCTACCTGTTTCACTAAAAGAGTCTTCTTCAGACATTACGTCATCTAGTATAGCTACATGTGCACCACGTCCTGCAATCTGACTACGAACACCTGCTGCATAATAAGTTCCACCTTGATTAGTTTTCCATTTACCTGCTGCTCTTACGTCACTACGTAATTGCACATCTGGAAATACTGTATTAAATAAATCATAATTAACTAAGTCTCTTACACTTCTACCAAAATCTGAAGCTAGTTGGTCTGAGTGTGATACAGTTAATATCTCATGTTGTGGATGTCTACCTACGTACCACGCAGGAAATAACTTGGAACATATTACTGACTTGGAAGAACGTGGGGGAAGAAACACCATAAGTCTTTTTATTTCTCCACTTTCAACTTTTTGTAATCTATCAGCTATTACATGTATATGTTTACCCATTAACCAATCAGGCACAAGAGTAGGTGCAAACATAGCTATAAAATGTAGAAAGCTATCTTTAGATTGTAATACTGCTTTTTGAAAGTATAACTCTCTTAGTTTAATTAAGTTACTACTTGGTTCTTGTATTAGGTCCATAGTTTATTACTGGTGATTTATATTCTTTTGGTCTTACCTTTCTACCAAAGTCTAAAGGTATAAACCAGTATGTAGTCCCCTTAATTATTTTTATTCCCATTCTGAATCTTCCCAATCTTCATCATCATCTTCTATAGTAGGTGGTTCAGGTTTAGGTTCAGGTCTAGGTATATATGGTTCAATATTTACTTTGTACCATTTAACTGGACAACCTTTGCAAAATGTATTCCATCCTGCTATAGTAAACATATATAAAACCCAAAAAATTAATATACCTGCAAATATACTAATTAAATAATTAATAATTTTATTTATTACCTTGTTCCAATTTGACAACATTTTCATAATGCTTTATCTCACGTTCAAGTTCTTCAGGTGATTTACTTGTAATGTCCTGTTTAATTTCTTTACGTTCAATCAACATACCTAAATGTTTACCTATAAACTCCATTGCTCTATTAGCATTGGTTAGGTCATTCTCTGCAAGACCACGATTATAAACATCCATAAACTTTTTTACAACTTCATTAATATTAACACTTACGTCCTTCATTGCGTCCAATCTTATTTGATTACATCTTTCTTCTACTTTATCATTCTTTAATAATCGTTTAGCTTCAGCACGAGTCTCTGCATCATTCTTTCTATCACTATAACCTGCTGAACGATACGCAGTTAATACGTCACCTGTAGCTGTGTATTCTAAACAGAACTTCTCCTGCATAGCTGATAGTCCACTAGGTAATGTATTCTTTGCAAAGTTCTGATATTTCTGCTGTGCATTTTCTAACATCTTTACCTTTTGTTCTTTAGGTGTATTTTGTTTTCTTTTTATTTTGTCCATACGTCTCTCCAGAACTCTTCTCATGTACTCACGTCTCATCTCAATTAAGTCTCTACCTGCGTTTACCTTTTTTCTGGTAGCTGCTGTCTCTTTAATTAAATCTCTGAGACCTGCATCATCTAAATGAGCATAGAGTAAATGCTTTGGTTGTTTTTTCATTATTGTATTATACACTATAATGTATTTATAAAAAAGAAAAAAATACTATTGTGAGTTTTAAAAAAGTATGATATACTTATGACTAAGTTTCCAGGGTTAAAGGTATACCTGTAGGAAACACAAATCAATACAACACATAACTATATAGATTCTATTGCATCCCTCGTGCAGTGTTGTGTAAATCTATTTTGAGGACTCCCCCATTAATAATGATTATCAACAAGTACAAGTCCAAATCCTCCATAATTTTGTGGGGGTACCCTTTTTATATATATATGTGCCTGCGTGTTTTTTGCGTCCCCCCTGTGCATAACCTGTGTATAACCTGTGCATAACACATTAAGGTTCCATTTATTGTTCTACATTCGTTCTATGTCAATTTCTTGACAGTTCTATCCTTGTTCTATGTCAATTATTTGACGATTAGTGTGTGTGCAGTCCTGTGTAGGTCGCATTAGTGCTACGCAAGTGCATACAATGGTGTTTTCAACACTAAATTATCCAATATATTCAATAACCTTATAGTATCTCTAAAAATATATAATACAATACTTTTGAGTATTATATATTTTTTATAGAGATACATAATACTCTCTGATTTCCTTCCCAGTTGTTCCCTTGCTCTATGCTAACTGCCATAATGAGCGAGGGTATAACGAGAGTGAGAACTCAGCGATTAATTTTTTAAATTAAAACTTGACATACTAATAAAAAAATAATACGAATACTTATGAGTATTATTTATTTTATTAAATATTAACTGAAAGGCGAGATTATGACTGGCACAATAATATATCAAGGTCAATCTTTGATTGATGGTAAAGATATTGTAGTTATTTACTTCAATGGAAGTAACAACACAAAGACTGGTAATATGGCTCAGACCTATATCATTCGTAGTGATATAGACCCATTGTTAGCCAGTAAGACTGGTGCAGATTATTCAATCTGTGGGAATTGTAAGCATAGAGGTACACCCACAGATGACCCAAACAGAAAACAAGCGATTAACAGAACTTGTTATGTTAAATTGTTTCAAGGTGTACTTACAGTTTACAAGTCATTTATGAAAGGTAACTACTCTGTAGTTAATCACCATAATGACATACAAAGTCTAGGCGAAAATCAAGTCATAAGACTTGGTACTTATGGTGACCCAAGTGCAGTACCTAGCTACATATGGGACAGTTTACTTAGCAAAGCTAAGAAACATACTGGCTACACTCACCAATCAAAGATTGCTAGTGCAGATGTAAGAGCAGACCAATGTATGATGAGTGCAGATTCTTATGAAGAATCCAAACAGTTTTGGTCAAGAGGATTTAGGACTTTTAGAGTCCTACAAAAGAACGAGGTACTTGATTCTAAGAATGAGGTACTTTGTCCAGCTTCTAAGGAAGCAGGAAAGCGAACCACCTGCGAACAATGTGTGTTATGTAGTGGTTCAAATATTAACGCAAAGAGTGTTGCTATTTATCAACACTAGAAAGGTATAATTTATGCATAAATTATATAGACAAAGAACTTCCAACAGATATAGAGCTGTTGGTACATTTTCAAATAACCAAGGTTATCTGGCAGTCAAACACGACCCAATAACTGGAAGATTTATTTCTAAATAAATTAAAACTTGTAATTTGAAAGTAGGTATGTTATGTAATATGGTATGGTGCAGACCTTATGTGAAAGCATTAAACTGCACCACCTTTTATTTAATTAAAAGGTAACTAGAGTAAAAGCAATTCAAGTTTCTAGTTACCCTTTAATCAAATAATTATATTTGATTAGCAACAAAGAAAGGAAAATACTATGCGTGAACTATGGCAATCATTAGAAAAATCACATCTTGATGTGTTTGGTGAAATACACCACGAAGAGTGGGAAGAATTTGTTAACCAATATCAAGATGAGTTCGCTAGTAAATGTTCAGAAATAGGTGAACAATTATTTAATCAATTTTTAAATGAAAGGGACAGTAAATAATATGAAAGTTAAAGTTTATTATAACTTACATAAGAATTGTTACTCTATTGTTTCTCTTGAGAAAGAAAATTATGGTAGAGTAATCAAGCACGATAACTGTGTGCCATTGTTTGATGCACAGTTCAAAGTGTCAGAGAAAGGCAGACAACGAGTGTTGCGTGAGCAGAAAAAGAATGTCCACGCATATGTTGTAGGAACTTGGGTGAGTGAGTTTGTACCTAGAGGTGCAGTTAAGTTAGCTACTTATAATCCTTATAAGTACAGTAGCTTTGTTGATGCAACTTCTAAGAACTCATTAGCTAAAGCTAAACAAGTTCTACTTTCAAAAAGACATTTTGTAGGTAGACAAACAAGCCAGATATATTATGTGGCATAACAAAAAGAAAGGAGTTTGACTATGTCAAATCAACATTTAAAAATGCAAGAAGA